AGAGGGGTACTATAATAATACAACAGAGCGTCAGCCCTCCCCCGCCCCTCCAGTTTACCCCAGCCCCTATAGAAAGTCAAGCGAAAGTTACTCAAGACAACATGAGAATAATTCATTTGACTTCTCAGGCATTCTATGGTAGGCCTTGGGGTTGTCGCGCTACCACAGTTTACCTGAGAATGCAAGAGAAAAACTTGAGAAAAACTGTTGACAAAGTGTTGAAAGTGTGAGTCACTATAGTACCCTTTAGACCCTCTAGCATACTCAAGCAACCATTGCAAGTGAATTATATTCAAGTCACCCTCAAGCAACATGAGAATCTTTCACTGTACAGGTTTGCTTATGTCTATATAATGGTAGCCATCAAGACAACAAACAAGGACAGAACAAATGCATTTATATAATAGTCAAGATGGTAAGTGGCACTCAGAATATATGGCAAAGTGCAAGAAGCTATCAAACGAGCAATTACGGTTTATCCAACAAGATTGTAGGGAAGCTGTCCAAGCTAACCCAGAAAGCTCTAAGGTGGGACAATATCTGGACGAGAGCCACTATTGCGCAATGGAATTAATCAGAAGGCGTGCAGGTAAATAAGCAGTGTTCTATTAGTACCTATTGCACTCAATAGGTACTTGTGGAAACATTACCAAAACCAATAAGGAATTAAGATAATGAAACTACGACAAATCGCATCAAACCAGACAGAACTAACACTACCTAGCGGCGCTGTGGTTCTATTCAGCTACGAAACACCAGTTGCTGCAATGTTGCCATCAGGCAGCTATGTACGCACAGAGCAAAAGTGGTCGGTAACTACTAGCCGACACATCAACAAATGGTTGCAGGGTATTGACGCACAGGAAGTACCACAGGCAGACCTATACAATCTGACAGGGGAGGTGGCATAAATGATACGCAAAGACTACAAACCAAAACCACAAAAGCTACAAAAGCTACAAAAGCCACAAAACCCACCCATTAAACGCTGGCATATTGCAGGCTTGGCCTTTCTTGTGTTTATCTTGGCGGTAGATTGGGAAGCAACCACGACACTTTGGGGACTATAACAATGCTAATGCAAGCAATAACAGCACAACAGCGCCACCAGCGCGCACAAGCGCCCAACGTACTACGCACTACAGTAACGGACGATGAACAGCAAACAATCTACGCGCTAACGCGCCAAGGGTTAACAGTGAAAGCCATAGCAGATAAACTTGGCATTGAATATGGGACAGCATATAAATACCGAAGGCACGAAGTCAGGAGAATGAACAAAAAATGAAAACAGTAGCAGACATTGCAAAGCACGCGAACATGGAAGAAAAGACGCTAAGGAAGTACATGGCCGACTTCGCTCCTTTTCACTTTATGTATGAAGATATAGAGGAAGGAATATACAAAACCGTCTACACTGACGGTGACGGTGGGCTAATGCTCTTTGAGGGATACTGCGAAACATTCGAGGAACAGGGAGTGTCGATGCGCCTTATAGATTGCACTTATTGTGATATATCCTATAGCCTAATGACCACAATCATGCAAGAATTAGAAGAAGCAACTAACTCAGAGGATTTTGAATGATGGACTTATTTAACACACTAGGCAGCAGCCTATACCCTAACGGCATGATTGACCGTGCAGATAGCGACGAAAGCAACTCCAGTTGTCCTTGGAATCAATCAGAGGAACCGGAGCTTACGGATTATGTCGTTACCATGACAGTGCAAGTGCAGGCTTACGACGATGAAGATGCCTGTGCAGCCGCTAGAATACTTCTAAACAAATACTACCCCACCAACGAAATAGACATAGAGGGAGCTTTTGAAGCATGACACTAGTTAACAACAAATGCAGCAAATGTGGCACCACAAGCAAACCACGGCACAGCATGGCCTATATTGACGGTGAGTTGGTATGCGTTAAGTGTGCTATAAAGACACTAAAATTTAGGGGGTTGAAGTAATGAGCGACAAACTATCACACAGCGTAGACGTTACGGATGACAACGAGCCGCAGGAGGTGAGCGAACGCGAAAGGAAAGAAAACGACTTGATAGAGTACAGGCTAAACAGTATGTCTTTATCTGAGGTAGCCAGTGCAGCTACAAGCTGGCTAGCGTTTACCTTAGCGGAACAAACCGATGAACAAATCGACGAACTACACAAACAATTATTTCACAGGGAGTTACACTAATGCGCTGTAAATCATGCGACAAAATTATGGAAGACTTTGAGTTGTCTAAGATAGACAAGATTGCGGGGGTAGACGTTGACTTGTGTAGCGCCTGCTTATATGACTCTAACCTAGCCCTACTGGGTCTTGATGATGAGGAAGGCAGTTATATAATTGAACCTGACTTAGATCATTTAGTTCTAACGGATTCTTTGACAAGTGAGTAAAAATATGATATTGTCTCCCTCAGTTACTTTGGTTAGTGCTTTAAGCATCAACTAAAAGTTACTTTAGAAAACTTTAGAAACTATTGGAGTGAGAACATGACGGTAATAACTGGTAAAGCCGCTTTTGTAAACCTGACTGAAACTGAACAGTACCAAGGACAGGATACAGGTCGCTACACGCTGACTGTAACCCTAGACGACGATGCTGCACAGATGTTGTCTCAACAAGGTGTCAAGCTACGAGACTACGAAGGCATAGCCCAACGTAAGTTTAGCAGCAAGTACCCTGTCAAGATAATTGATGCGGAGGATAACCCATTCATTGGCCCAGTAACCAGAGGATCTACAATACGTCTAAGCTACAAGACAGGCCCAGCGCACCCAGTACACGGTACGCCAACCTATCTGAATGCTGTACGGGTTGTTGAACTTGCTGATGATGCAAGCATAGATGACGAGCTGTAGCCACTCACAGTTTGTCAAACATGAGCCTTGTCCAAAGTGTCAGTCCTCTGATGCTTTGGCAAGGTACTCTGACGGTCACGCCCACTGCTTTGCGGTGGGTTGTGGCTACCGTGAGTCAAGCAAAGGGAAAGCCATGGAAGCAGTAGAACCAGCGGTAACTATACAGCGTCCCTTAGAGGTTGCGGGGGTAGTCGCTGACATACCGGACAGGCGAATATCAGCCAAGACTTGTCGCAAGTTTAACGTAACGGTTGAGTACGCTAGTGACGGTAGCATAAGCAAACACCACTACCCTTACTACTCTACAGACACAGATGATGTCAAAGGTAGTAAGGTCAGGATAGTGCAAAATAAGAACTTCTTTGCCACTGGAACGCTACAGGGTACAGGCTTGTTTGGTCAACAGACCTGTAGGGGCAAGGGTAAATACATAACCATAACGGAGGGTGAACTTGATGCTCTGGCCGTAAGTGAGATATTTGAGACCAAGTGGGACGTAGTGTCTCTACGCTCTGGTGCGTCAGCCGCAGCCAAAGAGATTAAAGAACAGCTAGAGTGGCTTGAGGGCTACGAGAATGTTGTGCTTTGCTTTGATGGTGACAAGGCAGGACAAGCAGCCATAGACGAAGTTAAGGACGTATTCAGCCCCGGCAAGCTAAAGATATGCAAGCTGCCACTGAAAGATCCTAGTGAGATGTTGCAAAACAACAGAGTCAGGGAGTTTGTGTCTGCATGGTGGGACGCTAAACCGTACCAACCAGACGGTATTGTGTCGGGTAATGAGACTTGGGAAGCCATCACTGGCAAGATGAAAGTCAAGTCCATACCTTACCCTTGGCAGGGTCTTAACGACACAACCAAAGGATTCAGGCCATACGAGCTAGTGACCATCACCAGTGGCTCAGGCATGGGTAAGTCACAGATTGTCAGGGAGCTAGAGTATTACCTGCTCAACGCTACAGAGGACAACATTGGCATACTTGCGCTGGAGGAAGACGTAGCAAGGACTGCTCTGGGCATTATGTCGGTAGCCGCCGACTGTCCATTGCACCTAGAGGAAGACTTAGACGAAGAACTAGCGTTCCCATACTGGGAGGAAACTCTTGGCACTGGTCGCTACTATCTCTTTGACCACTGGGGCAGTACCAGTGAGGACAACCTGCTTGCTAGAGTGCGCTACATGGCCAAGGCTCTCGACTGCAAGTGGATTGTCCTTGACCACTTGTCCATTGTAGTGTCCGCACAGGACAATGGTGACGAGCGTAAAGCCATTGACGGTATTATGACCAAGCTACGTGCGTTAGTACAGGAGACAGGTGTTGGACTGTTCTTGGTGTCTCACCTACGCAGGACACAGGGCAAGCCCCATGAGGACGGAGGAAAGATTAGCCTTGGTGAGCTACGCGGCTCTCAGGCGATAGCACAACTGTCCGACATGGTGATAGGCTTGGAGCGTAACCAGCAGCATGAAGACCCAGAGATTAGGAACACTACAACGGTGCGTGTACTGAAGAACCGCTATGCGGGGCTTACTGGTGCATCATGCTGGCTGAAGTACGATAACTTCTCTGGTAGAATGTCTGAAACAAGCAAGCCAAAGGAGCATGATAATGACCTCTAGCCCACTTTTTCTTGACATTGAGACAGACGGACTTGACCCCACTACCATTTGGATGGCTGTAACACGCCAAGATGGGCAGTCTCAGGTACACTATAGTGCAGATACGCTCTCAGACGCCCTACAAGGCTCTTTCAGCGTGATTGGGCACAACCTGATAGGGTTTGACCTCCCTGTACTAAAACGCCTGTGGGGGCTTTCTGTGGCTTCTGAGAGGATACAGGATACTTTGGTACTTTCCCGACTAGCTAACCCTGCGCGTGAAGGTGGGCATAGATTAGCTAACTGGGGTGAGATTCTAGGGTATCCCAAAGGTGACCACAGTGATTGGTCGTGTTACTCAAAAGAGATGGAGGAATACTGTATACGTGATGTTGAGGTTACGGAGAAAGCGTACAACAAACTCAGGATTGAGCTACTAAAGTTTAGTAAGCAGTCCATAGAGCTAGAGCATCAAGTACAGTGCGTCATACAGCAGCAGATACGTAACGGCTGGCTGTTGGATACACGGCACGCTATGGATCTATTGGCTACGCTCAAGGAACGCCAGATAGCCTTGGAGGATGAAGTACAGCAAGTCTTTAAGCCTAAGTGGGTTGACGTTAAGGAAGTAACCCCCAAGACCAAGAAGGACGGTAGCCTGTCCAAAGTTGGCCTTACTGATGATGAGTACGCAAAGATACAGGAGACAGGTGACAGGTCGCCATTCATGCGTAAGCATCTTAAGCCATTCAATCTAGGTTCACGCAGACAGATAGGGGAGTATCTACAAGACTTTGGATGGGAGCCAAAGGTAAAGACCCCCACAGGTCAGCCTGTAGTGGATGAATCCATACTGTCCACAGTCAAGGGCATACCACAGGCGCAATTGATAGCTGAGTATCTTATGGTACAAAAGCGTGTTGCACAGGTAGACTCTTGGATTGAAGCAGCCAATGAGGACACTGGTAGAGTGCATGGCTACGTCAACAGCAACGGTGCTGTAACTGGCAGGATGACACACTCTAAACCTAATGTGGCTCAAGTGCCTGCTAGTCGTGCGCCCTATGGAGAAGCGTGCAGACAGTGCTGGACTGTGCCTAAGAATAGGGTTCTAGTGGGCTTTGATGCCAGTGGGCTAGAGCTACGTATGCTTGCACACTACATGAATGACAAGGAGTACACTAATGAAATTCTCCACGGAGATATTCACACAGCCAATCAAAAACTTGCAGGACTTGAATCGAGAGATCAGGCTAAAACTTTCATATATGCCTTCCTGTACGGAGCAGGAGATGCAAAACTTGGAACGATTGTCGGGGGAAATGCTCGTACTGGCTCTGCGCTTAGAGCAAGATTCCTTGATGGTCTCCCAACACTTAAGGATCTTACTGAAAGAGTGCAGAGAGATGCAGAGAAAGGAATCCTTGAAGGACTAGACGGTAGGCTACTTCATGTCCGTAGCGCACACGCTGCCCTTAACACTTTGTTACAAGGTGCTGGTGCCATTGTTATGAAGAAAGCCTTGACAATACTGGAGGAATATGCTAGACTATGGAAACTTAACTATAGCTTTATAGGTAACATACATGATGAAGTCCAATCAGAAGTTCAGCCAGAGCAAGCAGACAAGTTTGGAGCATTGGCAGTCAGTTGCCTTGAAGCAGCAGGACTTGCCTTTGACCTTAACTGTCCACTCACAGGAGAATACAGTGTCGGGAGAAACTGGTCAGAAACACACTAAAAACTGCACTCACTGTGACGTTATTTTAAAAGAAGGTTTTAATTGGCAAAGCAGTCAAGTAAAGCAAAAAAAATATTGGTGCAATACTTGCAAACAAAAAAGCAATGAGAGTCGAATGTGGGTTAACGGGAAGTACATTTCTTTTAATCACCCGCTATACAAGCCGGGGCGCTACAAAGGGTTTACTGATGCAGCCTTTAGTTCCCTAGAGAACTATGAAGACTCTAAGCAAGGCCAAGTGTACGTGATACGAAACCCTGCTTTCCCTAGCTGGTGTAAGGTAGGTATGGCTGTTGATGCAGAGGACAGGCTGAAGCAGTACCAAACATCCTCACCGTACAGAGACTACGTTCTTGTTGCAGCATGGGATGTTGAGGACAGGAGAGAATCTGAAAAGCAAGCCCATGCTTTGCTGGAGCAGCACTATGAGCGCCGTGGTGAGTGGTTTGTAGCCTTCAGTGATATGGCAGCGGAAAGGTTAGAAGAATTGTTTAACAAGGACAGTGACAATGAGTAACAAGACAACACATACACTTGTTGATGACATTTACAGTCTGGTCAAGACCAAACGCCCTGAAAAGGGTGTGGACGCTGAAGCAGAGATTGAAAACTTTGGTGAAGCAGTCAAGGACTTAATGCGTAAGGAGTTTACCAACCGTGGTGGCTTTGATGCACGTAAGCTGCGTATGTCCAACATTGGCAGGGATGACAGGTATCTTTGGAACCACTACAACAACGTAGGGCCAAAGGAGCCAATGCAGCCCCATAACTTAGTCAAGTTTCTGTATGGTCACTTGATTGAGGAAATGCTATTGCTACTGGTCAGACTGTCAGGACACACTGTTAGCCATGAGCAAGCTCAAGCTGAAGTGGAAGGCATTGTAGGTAGCATGGACTGTAAGATTGATGGAGTGCTTACGGATGTTAAATCAACCAGTAGTTTTGGATTTAAGAAGTTCAAAGACGCTACGTTGGCTTTTGATGATCCTTTTGGTTATATAGACCAGATCAAAGGGTACGCTAAGTCTGAGGGAGATACAGAGGTAGGCTGGCTTGCAATGGACAAGCAAAACGGACACCTAGCGTACCTAAAGTATGACCTAGAGGACACACAGGCACCAGTGTATGAAGTCTTGAAGGAAGACATTGTAGAACGTATCAAGCACGTAAAGGAGGTTGTACAGCAGCCAGAGCCGCCTGAGTTTTGTAATGAACCTGTACCAGATGGTAAGTCAGGTAACATGAAGCTACCAATAGGCTGCTCCTACTGCCACTTCAAGCACGCTTGCTATCCAAACTTACGCACATTCCTGTACTCTACAGGCCCACGGTTTTTAACAGAGGTAGCCAATGAGCCTAAAGTCCAAGAGATCACGTAAAGGTAGCATCTACAGGTCAGGGCTTGAAGCATCCTTTGCAGCCATAGCACCAAAGCGTAAGTTTAAGTATGAACCATTTGATGTCCCTTACACTATGCACAGGAAGTACAAACCAGACTTCGTACATACACGCACAGGGATACTCTTGGAACTAAAGGGATTCTTTAGGACAGGGGACACAATGAAGTACAAAGCCATCAGGGACTGCATAGAGACAGAACTGATCTTTGTATTGTCAGACCCTAACAAGAAGCTACGCAAGGGCGCTAAGATGACTATGGGACAATGGTGCGACAAGGAAGGCTTTAAGCACTACACACTAACTGACTTTGATAAGTTGATGAAATATGTTGACTCACAATAAATACAACTTGACAATGGATGAAATTAGGGAGAAGATATTGGATAGGTATGACCCTGATGATCTTATTGAATTTTTAGAACTGACCAGTGAGGAAATACTGGACAGGTTTGAAGACAAGTTAATTAACCGCCTAGAACAATTTGAGGAAGAACTACAAGATGACACAAGACCAGACACAGATGAAGAAGACGAGCATTGATGATGAAAGCCCAGACGCATGGGCTAGAATCAACAAGAAGTACGGATACCAAGTGCATTGGGACGATGATGATGAAGACAACGCGCCAAATGAGCATCCTGTCTTTGGTAATCCCGTCGACATGGTGGACAACCCACCTCACTACAACAATGGTGGCATAGAGTGCATAGAAGCTATAGAAGCTATGCTGTCTAGGGATGAGTACATAGGTTATCTCAGGGGCAATGCACTCAAGTATATGTGGAGATTCAGATACAAGAGCAAGCCGTTTGAAGACCTACGCAAAGCACGTTGGTACGAGGAACGATTGATGAAGTTTTTGTTGGACAATCAAGATGCAGTATAAGACAGGCACTCAAGACTACCTTGGGATTACTATAGACTACGACAGAGAGAAAGACCTAAACGACTTCTCTCTGAACACACTGAAGGACAGGTACTTCTGGGAGGACGAGACATACGCACAGGAAGCCTTTGCACGCGCTTCTGTGTACAGTGCAACCTATCAGGGGACTACAGACTTTGACCTAGCACAACGCCTGTACGACTACGCCAGTAAAGGCTGGTTCATGTTCAGTACGCCCATACTAAGTAATGGAGGAACTACCCGTGGCTTACCTATTAGTTGCTTTCTTAATTTTGTGCCTGATTCCAGAGGTGGCTTATCAACTCACTATGATGAAAACATTTGGCTCACTTCCAGCGGGGGCGGTCTGGGTGGGTATTGGGGTGCTGTTCGCAGTAACGGCGTGGCTACTTCTAACGGGTCTCAATCAACTGGGAGTATCCCTTTTATGCACGTAGTTGATAGTCAGATGCTGGCTTTCAACCAAGGTGTTACAAGGAGAGGTGCTTATGCAGCGTATATGGACATTAGCCATCCAGAGATTGAAGAATTTATTGCTATGCGAAAGACTACCGGCGGGGATCTTAACCGCAAGTGTCTTAATCTACATAACGGGGTTAATATATCTGATGAGTTTCTTTACTCAGTAGAGCATGACTTACCTTGGCGTTTGATTGACCCTAAGTCAAAGCAGGCAGTCAAGACAGTCCCAGCACGGGACTTGTGGTGGCAGCTAGTACACACCAGAGCAGAGACAGGTGAGCCGTACATTGTCAACACAGACCGTTGTAATCAATACTTACCACAGGAGCAGAAGGACTTAGGGCTGAGTGTACGACAGAGTAACTTATGCTCTGAGATTACCTTACCTACAAGTGAGGAACGTACAGCAGTATGCTGCTTGTCAAGTGTTAACTTAGAATACTTTGATGAGTGGAAAGATAATGAAAACTTTATATCGGATTTAATCACGATGCTGGACAACACACTGGAACACTTTATAGATAATGCTATACAGACAGTGGGTATAAGGGAACAATGTAATAGCTTACAGGAGTTTAAGTATCATGTTGACTTGGATAAAAAAGGCTTCGCAAGAGCCGCTTATAGCGCATATAGAGAAAGGGCGGTTGGCCTTGGTGCAATGGGCTTTCATTCTTATCTTCAACGTTCTGGACTCCCTTTCGAGGGAGTTTACGCTGCATCATTTAATAATAGAGCCTTCAAGCTCATCAAAGAAAGAGCGTTGGACGCTAGTAAAGTTCTGGGGAGAGATCGTGGGGAAGCTCCTGATATGGCTGGGAGTGGTCGCCGTAACTCACATCTCCTTGCTATTGCTCCTAATGCCAGCAGCAGTATTATATGTGGTGGAACTAGTCCTTCGATTGAGCCTTCCCGTGCTAACATTTTTACGCACAAGACTCTGAGTGGTAGCTACCGTGTAAAGAACAAGTACCTAGAGAAGTTACTGGAGGACAAAGGTATAAACAATGAGAAAACATGGAAGGATATTTCTGCTGCTGAAGGCTCTGTTGCAGGGCTTACGGCGCTATCTGAAGAAGAAAAAGAGGTATTCAAGACCGCACCTGAGATCAATCAGATATGGGTCATAGAACACGCCTACCAGCGTCAGCCCTATGTGTGTCAGTCTCAGTCAGTCAATACGTTCTTTGAGCCACCACCGTCCACTGCGTCACAGGAGACACATGACGAGTACCTAGAGTACGTCAACAACGTACACTGGGTTGGTGCAAACAAGTTAAAGTCTATGTACTACTACCGTACCACAGCGGCACGTAATGCAGAGAATGTCAACGTAAAGATACCAAGGATTAACTTAGAAGATGGGGAGTGCCTGAGTTGTGAAGGATAACAAACATCCTATATATGATTGCTTGTATTATATATGGGAAGAAAACTTACTAACTTCCTATGAAGATTGGATTAAATACTACGAGGAACAAGAACATGAGCAACAGCAACAGACTGTACAGCGCACTACGGGCCAGATATAAAGCACAGATAATTGAAGCTGAAGCTGACGTACTGAACTTCTTTGAGAACCCTGTAGCTGTCGCTGAACATCCACACATGGTTGACACTATGGACATACTAATAGCGAAGCTGTCGGAAGCTGAAGATAAACTAGAGACACTAGAACTGAATTTTGGAGAACACTACGGATGAGCCTACTAGACACTAGAGATTACTACAAACCATTTGACCATCCTTGGATGTTTGACTACTACTCACAGCAGAATCAGATGCACT